GCGAGTTTTACTTCAAGCCCACCGATTTTGGAACGGTGGTCAGCGGAGCAGTACTCGCGTCTCTATGGAGTACGTCCAGACTCCTCATGGAGATATCTTTCTGCAATTCACTTGCAGATCCTGATATCCCCCTAGGGTGTTCGACTCAACCTGTCGCCAGCGCGCAAACCATGCCCTTTCATTTCTATAATGAAAGGCCAGAATATGCTTCGCTGGAGATGCCGAGTTCGATCCCTTCGAGGATGGATGCAGTCGATGATAAAGCAGCAAAAGCTCGAGTCATCGGTGTCACAAAGGGACACCTGATTAATCTCGAACACTTGCTGCGCAGATCATCTGCTGCCGTCTTAAAGTGTGATAGGACAATTCCTACAATGGGCTGGCCTGGCAAAGGACCCGAAAGGGTTCTTGGTCCTGACCCGCCTTTTGACTCGACTGATCTAAGTTCAGCCACTGATTCAACCGACATAGCCGAAGCGCGTGCACTCATGAGAGGGCAGGTGCGGGCCTTGATTCATCTTGAACTACTCCCTGAGTGGTTCGCCGATGTGGTCTTGGTTCTGGTAGACGTAGTAATCCGCCCCACTTTGGCTTGTGAGCCAAAGTGGTGGAAAGACTTGTCTGATCCAGCGATGGAATCAGTTTTCCCTTTCGAAACTACACGTTCTGTCCCCATGGGACAATCCCACAGCTGGAATCTTCTAACCTTAGGTCAGAAGTTCCACCGCCATCGGGCCCTCATGGATCAAGTAAAACCTCGGTTTTACAAGGACATCACGTGTGGTGACGACTCAGCTGCTTCTGGCGGATCCGTTGAACTCTACCAAGAGTTCAGAAGATCTTTGAAAGCATCTGGATATGAGATTTCTCCAGGTACTGATATGATATCCAATCTCTGTATTCAGCATACAGAAATGATGTTTGTCATTCAGTACAGTGATACCAGGAAGTACTTAACCAAGGTCAAGTACCCACCTGTTGGATCACTATTGGATAAGAATCCTATGTCTCGTCTTCCGCAAGAGAGGAAGAAAGGACTTAGCACTGCGAAAAGCTCAAGGGGACCGGCTTCTACCAAAGCAACTCTCTGGGTTAACCTTCCTTTTTCAAAAGAAGGTTACTCAGAGAAGTTAGTTAAGGCTTGCCGGATCTTAGCACTTTATTCGAGTCAAAGTATTGTTAGGAAAGCTAAAGACCTCGATCTGCCAAACTACCTACCTCAGGAGTTTGGTGGACTAGGTTTTACGCATCCTACTGGAAAAAGCATTAAACATGTTAGACCATTTTTCATCAAAGGATTGGCATCTCTATTATCTGATAATAGAAATCTCCGATACTTGTTGAACTATAGGTCGTTGGGCTCCTGTTGGGTTTACAACTCAAAGGATCCCAGATCTGAGGCAGTAAAAGAATTGACCGACCACTGGGTGGGTCAAGCTTTAACAAAGAAGCGGCAGATCACCTGTTATGGTGATCTTATGCTTTCTTTGGATGCTGGATCGTGGGAAAGGCCCTGTTGGGTTGATGTTGTCCAATTTTGTGAGGAAGTTCTCGGAACTCCCCTAACAAAAGGCGACTGGGAAACTTACGACGAGGTCAAATCACTGTTAGGCGATTTGACTGGTGCGAAGTTTTTCCCCATCAAAGAGGTTCTAGATCACGTCGAGGCCCATTTTAGGTACGACCAACTGTTCGTTGGTCCTAACCCAAAAGGTGCCGTAGACGATCAGCCTTCGTTGTCACTTGTGTCCAAACGTGTACACAAGTTTTACAAGAAGCTGATGATCGAACAACCTCCTCCAAAAACATGGAAAAGTTATAGTAGCAAAACTATTGAAGAGTTACTAGACGATCTGCACTGGCGCCAAAATTTAATTTTGGTCGCTGGTCACCTCCCTCTCTTGGAAAAATTCAAGAGCAGGTGGTGAACGAGATCGTCCACTCTTCACGAAGCCTAA